TGTCAATTAGCAGTTGTATGGTTGCTGACAGGTAGGATAGGCCATGCCTTTGATGAAAAAGGTACATTCAGCATAGTTCGTAAATTCCTACCATCATTAAGGAGTTCAACATTGAGGGACTTTATAGAAATACTAGAAGGCACAGGCTTACAACATTCAATAGATTATAACAAATCCAACTTTGAATTTAGATACAACAACAGAATTGTTGAGTTTTTTTCAGTAGACCAAGAAACAAAAATAAGAGGCCGTAAAAGAAACCATTTATTTATTGATGAGGCAAACGAAATAAACAAAATAGAATGGCAACAATTACTATTTAGAACGACAGGCACTATATTCCTTGCCTTGAACCCATCATCACCAAACCATTTTATCAAGACAGAACTAGAAGATGTCCGCAGATACACAGAAAATGATGTGGATGTGTTTGTTAGCACCTATAAGGATAATCCATTTTTACAGGATTCAGTTATCACAGAGATTGAATTATTGAAAAAGACAGACCCTGCGTTATGGAACGTATATGGTATTGGGGAATGGGGAACAATAGAAGGCTTGATATTCAGCAACTTCCAAGCCTGTGAAAATATGCAAGGCGAATTACTAGGTTATGGCCTTGACTTCGGTTATTCTATTGACCCGACTGCATTGGTTGAAGTAAGAAAACACGAAGGACAACTCTATGTTCAAACATTGATATATGAACGTGGATTGACAAATCAAGATATAAGTAAACGTATGCGTGAACTTAATATCCAACAACATACAACAATCATAGCAGATAGTGCCGAGCCAAAGAGCATTGAGGAACTATATAGGGATGGATGGCGAATGATTAAGGGAGCGAACAAAGGAAAGGATAGTATCAACAATAGCATAGATATATTGAAGCGATATAAAATTAATTATGTAGCGGAAGATATTATTGGAAAGGAAGTTATAACTTACAAGTACAGAACAGAACGTGATGGCACATTAACAGGTCAGCCAACTGATTTATATAACCATGCCATAGATGCCCTACGTTACTTCGCCTTGAACGAATTGAAGGTTAGTAACAAAGGATTATACACTTTCAGATAAACGATAACCTAAAAAATATATTTACAATTATGTGGGATAAACTGACAGTCGGACAATTCATCAGCCTTTATGATATTGAATTAAGCGAACAACTGAATGTTGTGGAAAAGCAGCAAAAGATGTTAGCCGTAGTTGAAGGTAAGAATGAAGAAGAATACGATGCTATAAAGTATAGGCAATTAGTTCAAGATTATGCTACAAAGTTAGAGTTCTTTAACAATGTGCCGGAATGTAAGCCTGTTGATTACCTAGTGGTAAATGGCAACAGATATAAGTTCTGTTTTGAATTAACTGAAATAACATCAGGACAATATATTGACATCAATCATTTTAGCGGACAGATTATGCAGTTAAATAAAATTGCTGCCTGTTTCTTTCTGCGTATGAAGAGCGATAAGTATATGGAGTACGGAACTATACCACACGAAGTTGTAGCGGAAGATTTATTGGATGCTAGATTTGTGGATGTTTATGGGTGTATGCTTTTTTTTTATCAATTATTCAAGGAATTAATAAGCGATACCATAACCTCTTCAAATCTGACGGAAGAAACGAGAGCGGCACTACTTCGTTTATGGAACGATGGGGATGGGTTCATTCCACAAAAGAAATAGCGGACTTTGAAAATATAACAATGACAGAAGCCTACAATTTACCTGTCATTCATTATTTGAATAGCCTAGCATATTTGAAAGATTATAATAAACATAAAGAAGCATTATATAAACAATGGGAGTTGCGACACAGGAACAAGTAGATGCGTTATTCAATATCGGTGGCAGAAGGCTAACTGAAAACGAATATGTTGTTGAAGTAGAAAATACTTTACAACAAAGTGTCAAATCTATATTAGATAGATTAGGCATTGACCTTGTCGCTAGACTAGAACAATTAGTTCCACAGGCTTCGGGTAGATTGGCTAGTTCAATAGCAGTTATCGGTGCGAAAGAAAAAGCAGGTGTGTGGAGATTGGAGATAGGATTCGGTGATGCAAATTATACCGATTACATTGATAAGGGTGTGAAAGGTGTAGCAGGTAACCCAAAAAATAAAATGTTCTATAAGAACGCTGATGGTAAATATTATCAGTTCAAAACTTATGGTATGCCGCCAGAGGCACTAGCGAACCTAGAAGGATGGGCGAAAAGAAAGAACATTGAATTGAAGGCCACTAACCTAATTGAAAACACAGAAGGGAAAAGAAGAAAGAAATTAAAACAGATTACAAGTCCTGCTAGTAGATTAGCATATTACATTAAGAAATATGGTATTGAAGGTACGAACTTTAAACAAAGAGCAGTTGATGATGTTACACCATTCTATATAACAGAACTTGAAGAAGTAGGTGCTAACTCATTGATTTTAAAAGTAACTAAAAAATGATAACATTAGTACAACCTACACCGAGCATACTGCCTACATTCAACAGGATATTATACAGAATATCTAGCACGAATGCCAACGAAACAGGCTTTAAGTATGTTGTAAAAGTATATAACATTAGCAACGAATTGATAGCGACTGCCTATTATGATAGTCCTGCGAATCCTGCTGATGAAGTTGAATTTGATATAAGTAAGTTAGTATCAGCATATTATAATTTCACGAATGGCTTTTACCAAAGCGGCACATCATTAAATAGTGCAGGTATTATATTCCCATTCTATATAAAGTGTTATGAATACTATATGGTCAATGATGAGTATGTTATTGTTCTAAATACAGAAGTTGTATCAACAACTAAATACGGACTTGCGGCTGCATTACCTGTGTTAGAAAAAAAGAATTGGTATGCTAACTTTGGCCAATACAATGGCAGTAGCACAACAATATACAAGCCATTAACAGATTGGACAATCAATAAATGTAGAAGCACAGATTCACAAATCATAGGCTTTTACAATGATGGAAAGGTTACTAACCTAGAATTGTTGGTTACATATGCTAACGGAAGCACATCAACATTCTATATCACTCCATCTGCTCCTAGTGGGAATATGGTTACATATTTCAAAGTTACACCATTGACTTATGGTGGGACAACAGATAATATCCAACTCTATGTTAATTGGGCGAATGGTGGAGCAAGGAGATATGCAATAGGAACTATCTATGTGCAATCCTGTGGAAAATACGACCCTGTTAGGATAGCCTATCTGAATCAGTATGGCACTTATGACTTTTTCAACTTTGATTTAGTTAGCAAGACAAGTTTTGATATAGAAAAGAAAGGGTATCAAAAGGATTATTCAGGCGATATCTACAATGCAGATAATGTTATTGTCAAGAACACAAATCCTATATACTATACGAAAGAAACACAAAAGTATAAGTTAAATAGCGACTACCTCACAGATGCGCAGAGCGTCCTTATAAGACAACTTTATAACGCACCGCTAGTTTATATGAACCTAGTGAATGACACACAAATTACCCCATCGTGGATTCCTGTAAAGCCTGTTGCTAATAGTTATGAATTAAAACAAAGTATTAGCGACAAGTTATTTAATTTGGAAATAGATGTTGAATTTGGTTTAGTAAACACAAGACAATCTGTATAGAATGGGTGCAAAGTTATATTTAGAAACATACGAAGTAGATACATTAGGCGATATAGATGTAGATTTTACATATTCTATTGCCGATATTACTGATATAGAACGCAGAAGCACATCCTATTCTAAAACAATAGTATTGCCTTCAACAACTAGAAACCAAAAGATATTCGGTAACATATTTGATATATCAGTAGAAAACGATTATGATGAGAATGATAGGAACGTACTTTCTAACTTCAATCCATCCAAACAGGCGAAGGCACAAATATTCTTAGAAAATGTGAAAATATTTGATGGGGTATTAAGGCTGATTAAGATAAATAACAAGAATGGCGATATAACCTATGAAACAAACGTATTTGGTAGGTTGAGGGATATATTACACACATTAGGCGACAAGACACTAGCCGATTTGAACTTTGTTGATTATGACCATACATGGAATAACAATACAATAGCACAAAGTTGGAACAGAACAGATTGGGTGGATGGTGCTCAAAACTATGTATATCCTTTGGTTGATTATGGCTATACTACAAACTCAATCACTTACCCATTAATTAGTTTCAAACCTGCCGTATTTATTCGTGAGATATTGAAAAGAATATTTGCAGAAAGTGGTTTTGAAATTCGTGCACCATTCTTTGATACTCAATACTTTAAAAAATTAATTTTAGTTACTGCTGAGAAAGCAATTACTAAACAAGTAAGTACACTACTAGACCAAATATCACAATATTTTGATTACGCAGGTCAAACACAATTTTATAGTTCAACTTTATTTTTTTCTACTAATATTTCACAAGAAGGATTTACTGCAAATCCACAAAGAACAAGATTTACATGGAATAGAGCGCAGACACTAAATACAGGTGTAAACTTTACTGCCCAATATCAATTCAGTGCTCCCGGAAATCCAACAAGAGCAATATGGACATTATATGTAAAAAGAAATGGTAATACAATAGCATCTGATAATAAAATTATAAACTTACAAGCAGGTCAATATTATAATTGGGATATAAATTTAACATGGGCAGGTGATATAGCACAGAATGATTATTTTGAAGTTGTATTAGAAGGTGATTCTATTGGTGGATATGGTTATTTAGAAACAGATATAGATTTATTGACAGGAGAATTAAAAATAGGAAATACTGTACCTGTTGCTGTTGATTTGATAGAAGGAGATACTA